AGGGTGTTACTCAGCCTGCCGCTAAGCCAGCACCAGCGCCAGTAGTTACCCAAGCGGCTCCTGTACCTGCTCCAACTTCTGACCCAACTGCGGCTCCTACTGCCCCGCCTGCTCAAGTTTCTCTATACGATTCCCCTGAGTACAAAGCCTGGGTACTCCAATCGCAAACGGGTACTCAAGCTGCTCTAGCGGACGCACAGCGCCGACAAGCGGCCTTACAAGCTGTTCTCCAGCAACAATTACCAGGAATGCAGCGCGATCAGGCACAGCAACAACGCAATCTTGCGTCTAGTTCGGCTGCTCGTGGTATTTTCCATTCAGGCGAGAATCTTAGAAATGCAAGTCAACTAGCCGACCAGCAAGGTCGTCAGAATGCGGCTCTTGTTTCTGAAACCACAACTGGTCTTGGGAATCTTAGTTCTCAACTTGCCGGACAAATAGCCCAATCTCAGGCTGACCAAGCTAACCAAGCTTTGAAAGCTCAACAAAATCTTAATCAGGCGAGCGGCGGGAGCTGGTAATGGCAACCGATTACAACCAAGCGACACAAGATTCTATTAACGAACAAAAGAAACAACTGACTCAACAAATCGGCCAGTTTGGTTCGGCTGCTAATTCTGCTGTATCAGGTGGGCAAGCTATTCTTCAAGGTCAGCAAAACTCAGCTATTAGTGAGGCTGCACGCCGAGCCGCTCTTGTTGGTGGCCCATCGGCACAAAGTTCTGTATTTACTAATCCGATCAATTCCTCTTACAATGAGGGCAAAGCCGGACTAGGAGCGCTAGGTTCTGCAATTCAGCAACAACTTGGCTCATACAAAGATATTTATAGTCGTTACCTTAGCGGTGTTGGTGGGCTAGCTGCAAATCAAGCGGCTAATCCTTCTTCTGGCTTATCTGCTGATGAAATTCGCACAAAAGCTTATGGCGCGGGAACTATTGCTTCTCAGAAGCAGGCTGCCGACATTGCCCAATCACAAAAGGAAGCTCAGGCTTTAGCCGACAAAGCTGGTAAAGAAGCTGAGACTGGTAAAGGTAGTGTTGCTAATTTACAGAAGCAACTTGCCGAAGATCAAAAACAACTTGCAAAACTCAAAGCCTACAATAAATCTAAAAATGGTAATGTCATTAGTATACCTGGACAGGGTACTTTTGCTACTCCTAATTTGAATCCTTTCAGCCCCGATAAGCCTTCTGGCATTCCTAGTATTGATCCTGGGGGTAAGTTGAATAAAATTATTGCCTTAGATCAACAACGACTTGCTAAAGCGCAAGCTGGTGCTGGTGCTAGTGCTTCGGCTTTGCAAAAAGCTTTGAATCAGCAAAAAGATGCTTCTAATAAGACTGTTCAAACTCCTTCTGAACTTGCTATTCAGGCTGCGATTGCCCACGGTGTTGCGCCTGACGTTGCGGTTGGTTTATTTGCGGACAAGGCAACTTCTGAGGGCAAGACTGCGCAGAAGGCTCAGTATGACGTTTCTCCTCGTGAAGGAGCACCGACTGTCAATGATATTGCGAGCGGCACAAAACTTGAGCCAGATGCGGTTTTCAAAGTTGTCACTACAGACGACTTTAATAAAGCATCGGATGAGATTCTTAAAAATGCGGAATCAGGAAATGCAACTAAAGCAGACTTTAATAACGCCATTGCTCAGTATGCGAAAAAGAATCCGTCGCTTTACAAAGTATTGAAGTATAGCTACAGCGGCTACTTCGGAGGTTAATCATGGGTTGGAATTCTTCACCTGACAAGCCTAAAGAGCCAGGCGGGTTTAAGAATAATGCTTTGCGTGCTCTTGGTGGTGTTCTTGATATTCTTGATAAGCCAGGTAATGCCGTTCGTAGCGGTTCTGTTGCTATTCGTAAAAGCGGTAATCCTCTTTCTTTTATCCCTGGAGCCTTTAACGGTATAACAGGTAAAACTCACACAAGCGTTGAAGATTTCACTAAACAAGGTTTAGGTTTTGAACTTCCAAAGAATCCTATAGCTCACGCGGCTACAAGTTTTGGTGTGGGTGTCGCATTTGACCCTACAACTTACCTTACTCTTGGTACGAAAACTGCTGGAGAAGCCGCCCTAAAGGAAGGTGGGGAGCTTTTAGCTGAGAAAGCTGCTGCTCCTGTCGCTAGTTTCGCTGAACGAGAGGCTGCAAAAAGCGCACTAACAACTTTGAAAGGTGACGTTGCTGAGCAAGGTGCTAAAGGTTTGTACCAACACGTAAGCCGTGATGAGCTTAAACAACGTATCACTGACAAGCTTTTGGCTAGTCCTGGTACGAAAATGGATGCGCTTAAAGCTAGCAAGATTGCTGAGAAAGAACTCAGTACATTTGACCAGTTTGCAAAAGGTGGAATTAACTTACACGTTCCTGGTACTTCATTAACGAAAAACGTAGTGTCCGGCCAGAAGATAGGTCAACTTGCCGAAACTTCAAAGATCGCTCCTGTAGCCCGCAAGATTGCTGGTACTGAGGGAGCCAAACGAGCACAACGACTTATTAGTCCGCGTGCTCGCATTAAACAAGATTTAGGAAAAGAAACTGCTCAGGCTGTTGGTGAAGCTAGTGTAAAGTCTCGTTCCATTGCTGAAACCCTAACTCAACGTGACGCCGTTGAATTGAATGCTGCTCGTAAAGCTGTAAAAGCTACACCGGAAGATTCAGCTCTAGCAGCGCGTGCAATCTCTGAGGTTAAGCCTACATTTACTGCTGCTGAGCAGACTCGTCTACAAGAGATAAAGCCTTTAGTCGATACAGCAAAGCGCGTCCGTGATCGTACAACTGCAACGCTAGTCCACGAACACCTTTTAACAAATGCGCTCCCAGGCAAAACTTACCTGCACCGAACTCTAACCGATGCCGGTAATCGAGTTTTCAATAACCCTGAGGCTAAGAACGCTTTCACAAAGGCTGCCAGTCAGGCTAAGAAAGATTTAATGCAGGGTGGCTCTCTTACGGAGCGTAACAAGGCTTTTGAAAATCTGAGCGCTCGTGAAGTTAATAATATCATTGAGCCACAACTGCGATCCCAAGGACTCCTTAAAGATGGAGAGCATCTTTTTGATGAGGGTGTTGTTAATCCTTTGGTTGAACGCGGACAACAAGCCGCCGAGGCTGTCGCACAAAAGAGTTTTATTACGGACGTTGCTGATCTGAAAGATACGAACGGCAACCGTTTGATTATGAACGCTAGCCAAAATGCTCCTTCCAATTTTGTAACACGCGACTTTGGCCCACTAGGTGTTTTGAAAGTTCACCCTGACATTGCACCTGAGCTTGACCGTGTAAAGACGATCATCACAAATGATGCCGATGTTAAGGCTTTTGAGAATGCGCTTAATGTATGGAACCGTTGGTGGAAATCTGCTGCAACTGTTCTTCCTGTTTCGGGAGCATTTACAGCCCGTAACGCACGATCAAACGTATTCCTTAATTACTTAGCTGGTGTTGTAAACCCTAAGGTTTACACCGAAGCTGGCGGTATCCAAAAGATTCTTTTCAAGCTGGAACATACAAAAGCTGGTAATGATCTTGTAGCTAAAAAAGGTTTTGAAGAAGCTGTTAATCAGTCTATGAATGCTCGACAAGCTACGCTTTTCCGCGAGGCGCGCAAACATGAGATTTTTGGTAGTTCATTTACACGCGAAGATTTGCGCGCTGGTGAAACACTTAAAGAAACGGACAAGAAAGGTAAGGCTAAATCAGTAGCCAATCAATTCGGAGTGAATTCTAAAGCCATTCGTGCAGGTGCTCAAGGAAACCTTATTGTTGAGAACAATGCTCGTCTTGCCCACTTTATTGACAAGCTTGATAAGACAGGTTCTCCAGAAGAAGCTGCGCTCTCTGTTAAGAAATATCTATTTGATTATGGTGATTTGACTCCGTTTGAGCGTAGCAAGATTAAGAAAGTAATTCCGTTCTATACTTTTATGCGCAAGAACACTCCGCTTATTGTAGAAAACTTAATTAAGAACCCTGCCAAGTTTACTATTCCTGAGCATGCAAAAGAAGGTGTGTTACTTAACCCTGACCAAAACAAAACTCCTGAGTATTTGCAAAACGGCCACGAGCTGCCTGCGGGCCTGGCTAAAGCTTTTGGAATTGGTAATGGAAGTATTGGAATCACAAATGCTGATAATCCGTTAGCTGCTTTCGATGAGCAAGTTGTTAAGCCGGTTGCTAGTGCTGCACAACTTCTGCCTGGTGGAAAATATATTGTTCCTAAGGCACTACAAGCTGGTTCAAAAGCTCAGGCTTATCGCAACTTAATCAACATTGCTGGTGGCCCTATCCCTGAACTGGCTAAGTACGCTGGAGGTCAAGCTACGGGAGTAGATGTTTTCACTGGTGGAAAAGCAAAGAGCGGTGCTGGTGCATTTGCTAAAGCTATAACTCCTGGTGCTGGTCGTGCTGCCTCTGCATTCTCACCTAAGGGAACTGTTCAAACAAACGCGCTCAAGGATATTACAGGTATTGGGATTACAAAGTTTACCCCCAAACAGCAAGCAAACGTCAAGAAACATCAGGACATCGCTAAAGGCAAAAAGAAAAAGAAGAAGTCTAGCGGAGGGTGGTCTAAGTAATGCCGTTTCAAAGTAAAGCACAAGAGAAGTGGGCATTTGCTACACACCAACCGTGGGCGCGTAAGTGGGCTGCAATGACTATAAATAAATTACCTGATCGTATAGCTAAGAAAAGTCGTAAGAAAAAGAAGTAAGTTACTACAATTCTCCGGCATTATCCTCCCCAGTGTGTTTTACTGGCCTCCTTTCTGAATGTAAGATTTTACAAAGTCCTCAGCATTCTCCTCAAGAACTTCATCAATCTCATCGAGTAAATCCTCCACGTCCTTTTTCTTCTTGGCCGCCTCAGCATCCTCTTTGGATTGGGGCATAGGCTCAACTGGCTCTTGCTCTCGTTCGGAGCTTGTCTTTTCTTTCTGTATGCGCTTAGTCACCTGCTGACTCCTCTTTTGATTTAGGAGCTGCGGCAGGAACGAAAGCGCGCCATGTGACCTCTGCGGCGGCTATTGCGGCTGCAAGTAGGGCTTTCACTGAGAATGTGTGTGACTGAAACATTCCGCTTACCGAAAGGAATAAAGCGACGCCAAATAATCTGACTGCCCTATTTCTTTGTTGGCGAAACTGTGCGCTTGCTAGATACGCCTTTAGCCTTGCCACTTGACTTTTTAGAAACTGCTTTACTTTGCTCATCTTCTACCTTCTTTATTGATTTAATCGCTACCAATGGTATTACCATTACATTACACACATTATCAGAGGCTGTATCCCTACTTCCGGCAATGGCAATAATTTCATCTGTTTGTTTATAATAAAACCCGCTGGTGTGGCAAAGCGGAATTTCCATAGGAATTTCATCTTCACTCATCCAACTATCATGTGATCCACTATCTACCCACGTCACAAATACGGTTTCCCATCGCTGAAATTCAGACTTCATGCGGGCACCTCCCGTAAAACCCTTTTGCTAAATTACAATTATGACAAAGAACCTGGTAGTCGCTAGAAATAGGATGTTTAAGTAATTTATTTCTAAGTACACTAGGCCCACGACCTTTAAGTTCTTTTCGTCCGCCGCCCTTTACATGGTCTATAACTAGAAAGTCAGTTTTATCTTCATCACAACAAACACACTTACCCCCATATTTGTTAATAACTGCCAAACGCAATTTAGAACGACTTTCTGTAGTACATTCGCGGCAGCTTGTATTATAACCATCAATCCTTGTTCGGTCTTTAGCAAAACCATCAAAAGATTTTGTAGACTTACAGTGGGAACAAGTTTTCATTATGCAAATAGCTTTGGCTGGTAATCGGCGAGGCGTTGACCTGTATAACGGCGGCACAGGGAGTCAAGACTTACGAACTTGGGATCGTAACTACCATTCTCTACATTGTGGCAGACAACAATGCCCATCCAAGAATCATTACCTTGTGGGCCAAGATAATCTTCTTCGTGAAGATAACAACTACCGGCAATAAGGCCGTGTTGTGAGCGACCACCCATTGTTTGTGGGAAACGTAATGCGTAGTCAAGAATCTGCTGGTGGCCTTGTGTGAAGCTGTGACCAAGTTTAGCGAGTCGTGTAAGAGCTGAACCACCAAGTGCTTTGCCGGTCATTGGATTGTAGAAGTAGTGAACGTATGAAATGCCGTTCAAATCAATAGGCTTGTTGAAGGGAATAACTTCCCATCCTGGCGATTCCAACTGATCCATTGAAAGAAGTCCGTCAAGTGAAGCATCACTATTAACGGCACGATCAATTCGATCCTCGTGGTTTCCGCGCAGCAAGATACGGCGAACGTCACTCTTTGAAAACTGTTCGCTAAGAAGTGCCATTCCTTTGTTACCAGCGGCAACGTCTTTAATGTATCGGCGGCCTTCCATTGCTTTCTTGCCTTTATCGTATGAACTTAGGCTTGGCATATCCCAAAAGTCTCCAAGGTTAATAACTAGATCACCTGGACGTGACTTCTCTGCGATATACATTCCGATCCAGTAGAGGTGGTCAATCGGAACTCCTGGCTTAACTTGATTATCAGGAATCACGTAATGGGAGATACCGCGAATAGAACTAAGTATTGGCTTTGGCTTGCGAAGTGCGGCTGTCTGACATTGACGAGAATCAAAACGCATCCCTCTGCGTTTGGGGGCGAAATCCTTTCCACAGAATTCACAAGGTCGAATTGGTAGTGCCATAATGTCTCCTCTACTTCCAGTTTATCGGAGTAGCTAGTTTTGTCAAGTTATTTATTCGTAACCATCACAGCAATCACAGCTAATACTAGTGAGAGTGATGGAATAATTACAGCGGCTAGAAGCCATTTACGATTATTAGACGAGGTTTCAACGGCGGTTAAACGGGCATCGTGTTCCTGAACCTTGCCTCTAAGAGCAACTACATCAGTATTATCAGCTTTTGTACCTACTGTCGCAACTAAAGTGGTGAGCGAACCTTTAATGTCCGCTAACAATTCTTTGGTGCTAAAAAATACACCCTCTACTTGTGGTTCTTGGCGTTCGACTTCATCTTGTGTCATTAAAATTTACCTGCATTCAGTGTAGCTTGTAATTTACGAGTAGTGTCAGCGCCCCACACACCATCAGCTCCAGCTCCAACGTGTCGCTGCAACGCTTTAATTGTTTGTGGCCCAACATTACCGTCAATAGCAACTGGCCCGTTGGTTGCATTGAGGCGAGCCTGCAATGCTTTCTTTGTGGCTGGCCCATAGTTGCCATCAACGGCGAGCTTAGGATTGGCTCCCGTTCGGTTAAGATCAGTTTGTAACGCACGTACCGTTGCTGGCCCGAAGTTTCCGTCGATAGCCAAATTGTAAATGTTTACTGTTGGCGGTGCCGGTGGTTGTGGTACGGGCGGTACTGGGTGTGGAGGTGCCGGTGAAGGGAGGGGAGGAGGAGCCGAAGGCGAACCCTCCACCGGCAAGCCTGCTGCTATCCAGTTACGAATTTCATCGCCTGGGCAAGAGGTAGCATGATAATAAGAATGTGGGTGAACTTCTGATCCACCACCAAGGGTAGCGCGGGCATCAAGGAATCCTTGCTTTCCGGCTGCGGTAAATGGATTGTCAATGCCTCCTAAGAAGCAAATTGCGTAATAGTGGTCATTCCCATCGTTTGTTCCTTGTGCAGCGCTTCTACGGCCCTTCCAGCGCCCCTCAAAGACAAACCCATGAGGACAGACAACCGCATTGTAAGCAATATCATCCCATCCACGAGTGTTCATGTGAAAGTTCTGTATCGAGCGCACCGTGGCCGCGCAGTTAGCATGGTCGTCTACGTTTAGGTGTGGGCCTTCCCAGTGAAAGGCAAAACCACGGACAGACTGAATTGGTGTTATTGCTTTGGGTGCGCGTGCGCCCCAATCGGCTCTGGATATAAAGTTCATATCTCTACTTTATCAGGCTTTTCTTGAGCTTAATGAATCTTGTGTCGTTCGGCAACTTCAAATTCTCAAAACTTGCTACCACTTCTTCTCCGCCAAATCGCTCTAATAAAATACGGGTTATAGCACGAGCGTTACCTGGCAATGGGAATCGGCGAGTTTTGTTGACTTCGGCAACCAAAGGCTCAACACGAAGAAGAATGTAATCTTCTTTGGTAATAACAATTCTTTCCTGTGACGTGGCTGCGCTTTCAACTGCCCAACGAATTGCTTCAATAATTGGATTCTCGTCAGCGCCGCGCTTAGCTTCTTTTTCAATGATTGACCAGTCCGGCTCATCTAACGGCATTTCCATTCCGTACTCAGTGTAGAAATCACCAAGCATTCTCCAACCTAAGTCAAGAACCCCCATTGAAGTACGCACGCGAGGTGGCAAATCCTTATGACCTAAAGGCTCACAAGTAATTTGATCGTCAAGAACAAGCTTGTTAATACACCAATCAAGGTAAACATTGGCGATACCTGACGGAAGCATTTCTTGAATAGCGCTAAGAGCTTTAGAATTGCGACCTTCTTCGGGAATAGCGAGCATGATGAGGCGTTCAATGTGAGCAGTCTCTTGTAAGTCGTTTTCACCTGAAAGGATGAACGGTGCTCCGAATGACCAATTAGAAACACCGAGTCCACGGTTATCCATAACTGACCCTTTGGATATAGTCTGCCCAATAAAGCCAGCCAGAATGGCGTTGTGCATTGCATCTCTAGTTTCCCATTTGACACTAGGCCGGTACTCATCGAACCAAACAGGAATCCCATTAGTCGCTCCCATGTGTTCTGTGATGGGGTGCTTCGTTGTATCGACCAAAGAGATTCCATCGAGTCCTCCCAAAGTTCCGCCTGCAAAAGCTTGCGTCGTTGTTCTAATAAGCGTTGTTTTTCCAATTCCTGATCCTCCTGTAATGGCTAAGCCTGGGAATTCTTTTAGAAGTGAGCGTGCTGGCGCAACTGCAAGCCACGAAAGAAACACTGACATAACGGCTGGATCGTGCAATTCCCACAACAAAGCAAGAACATCTTTCCAGTTTTTGTGGTAGCCGTAGTCCAAGTTGGAAACATCGACGCCACGCTTACTAAGATAAACCCAACGATCTTTACCAAACGTGCGAGTAGGTGTTACAAAGTTTCCTTCGTGCAGTCCAATAATGCTTGTCATTTTTCCTGGTGAAATGAATGGGCCTTCGTGTTCAAGCCAGATAAGAATGTCGTGTGCTTGTTTTTCGTTTCCACTCCAACCAAGTCCCTGCTGTGTTGCCCAATAATGAACTTTAGAATTGGAACTCAAATCATCTGCGGTAATAACTACTTTGTCTCCGGCTGAGGTGTAACCTTCGTATGCGAGCGCACCATCTTCCCCTCTTAATTCTCTTTCGGGAGTAACTGACCAATTACAGATTGCTATGAAAGTTGATTTCTTTCCGTGTTCGTCCATATAACCAAACACACCATCTTTAATTGTTACGTTGCCAGTGTACGGAAGAACAGGGTGAGAACTTTTAATTGATTCTTCAATATCATTGAGATTAGAAATATCAAAACCATCAGGAATCGGGACTACACGAATTGAAGCTGCAACATTGTTAAGCGCTCCTACCCAACGGCGAGTACCGCTGCGTCCTGCATAGTCACCATCAAATGCCAAGATCACGTTACGGTCTTTGAAATAGGAGGGATCAAGAACTGGTGATCCAGCGCCGTATGGTAATCCTACAACGTCATAACGCTTTCCTACTGCTCTCATAACTGACCACGTATCTGGCTCACCCTCTGTCACAATAACATCAGGGCCACCGGAATCAAGCCACTGGGCATAATAAGTTCCAAATCGGGAGCCTTCTCCGGCATACTTTTCTTTACCTTGCCGCCACTTATAGCCAGACCACTCACCGTCTGCCCCCATAAAAGGAATGAGCACGCGATTCGCGTCACAATTAACATTAAAAGTTTGGTGAACCCAGTCGGCATCTACCGGCCATTTGCGCGCTCTAATAAGCTGGCGCAACGGTTCAAGAGAATTTGTTTTAGTTTGTTCAAGCAAGGTTGAAACCTCGGACGACTCAAGTGGGGGTGCTTGATCTGTGTCGTCCGAGGGAACCCATTGTGCTTCTCTAGCTTGCTTGAGTAGTGTTGCTGCTTTCTCAAGTGAAGCTTCAAAGCCGCACGATTCTTTTTTCTGAATGAAATCGAAAACGTCGCCACTCTCACTACAGGTATAACACTTGTAGCGTTTGTTGTAAACCGACATTGACGGATCATGGTCATTGTGAAAAGGACATACAGCTAGAAAGCGCTTTCCGTCTTTGTCTTGCGGGTGCAAGGTGACGTTGTAATAGTCCATCACAAACTCAATAGGCAATAAAGCCTTCACTGAATCTGATTCGGTATAACTACCTTCTAGCTTGTCCCAATCCATTAGAAAGGATCGTCCTCGTTGTCAATGACACTGGCTTCGCCTGCGGTTGTGCCATCAGGAAGAACCATATCTGCGTCAACACCGGCACCGTCAGCGATACCACGATTGATCCATTGAACCTTTGAACGTGTGTCGTCGTAATCGTCAACCATCGTAACAAGAGTTACTTGTTGCTTAGCTCCGAGAATCGACGTAGCAATAACGTCAGGGCCACTTGAACCTTCAAGTTCAACGCCGAGTGCGTTTACTGCACGCTTAAAGTGCTTGTACTGTGCCGCGCTTTGTGGGAAGTTAAGTGTATGCCAAATAACTTCGCCTTCATACGGGCCACTAACAATGCTGAAACGAATGTCAACCTTGTCAATGTTCTTCTTTGAAGTCTTGCCAGCTTTGGTAAAACCCGCAACGGCTTGTACTTCTTCACCCTCAGGAAGGAGAACGGCGCTTTGTCCGCTTCCACCTTCGGCTTTGGCTTTCTCTGACCAGGCATCCCAGTCGTGTGTACCCATTATTTTTCTCCTTCTTCTAAGGCTTTGAGCCTCGCTTTTCTGTCCTCATTAATCAGGCGCATAATGTCCGTCAAGTTCGGCTCAGTTATGTATTTGCCATACGTTTTTGGCAAAATGCTTTTACGTGACTTAGATTGTGCAACTCCATCGGGGTCAATGCCAAGTCGGCGTTCGGTACCATCCTCACCCATAGCGATATGCAAGTAGCCCATCACGTCAGGAATGTAAGGAATCTTATTGCGGAACTGGCCTTTGAAATAAGGTTCGATCCGACCAGTATTGGCATTGACTTGTGTACCTGAAATAATAACAACACACGAAAGTTGGTTGTCAGTTCGGCGACTCAAGTAATGCAACTTATGTGAAAGATCAACGAACTTGTAAAGAACGTCGCCCCATTCTTGAATCTTCAACTGGTAGCTGCCGCCACCGGCTGTGTCCTCAATTTGTTTCATCTGCAACTCCATAAAAGAGTCGATGATAACTGAACGGAATGGGTGTTTGCCTGCGGTAAGCCATGCTTTAATCTCGCGTAGGTATTTGAATTCTTCTTGTGTATCCATACGGAAAACGGCGGTGTCGTCTTTGCCAAGTCCAAGTTCCATTGGATTAGTCATTGGATTCCACTTAACCTTGCGGGAAGCAGTATCATCCGAACCGGACTCCGTATCAATTACCAAACGCGGGCCTGGTGCGGTGTCTGCAAGTACAGACTTACCAACACCGGCATCACCGTAAAGCAACATTGACATTGAGGTTTTCTTGAGTGCATCTGAATCGTAATCAGGCAACGTACTCACGCTCCTTAAATAGATTTTCTAAAGCCCATTCAAAGTTGGAACCATCATCAACAAGTGGGCAAATATCAATGAAAGGGCATTTCCAAGTGCAATCGCGTGACACGGTGGGATAAATGTATGGATTGGTGTAGGCAGGATTCTCACGAAGCCTATCTTCCAAAGTAAAAATATCCTCAATAACGGCGCGCAACTGGTGATAGTGGTTGTTCAAGTGCGTTTCATTGTATGTAACTTCAACTCGCTCGTAGAACGGTGGCTTAGCTGTGCCGGTTCGTTTTACTTTGCGCGCCAAGTCCAATATGCAATCAGCAACAACTTTGTTAAGCGCAAGTTTTATTACTACAACATAAGTAAGAAGCTGTTCATTCAAACGAAGTCGGGGATTAGCCATATCGGCGAGGTTCTGTACTGTTTTGGTATCTTCAACGTGAAGAATACCATCAGAATCTTTTAGCAAGCGATCCATCTTTGTTGTGATAACAACTGTACGACCCATAATTGGCTGAGGAAATGTATATTCAATCTTCTCCTCCACCATTTCTGCCTCCAGGTGCGCGTCTGCTCCGGTTTCTTCTAGCCATTCAACATAGCCTTCCATCATCCGAACACTCAACTCAACATCGTATTCTTTATCACCTTGTTCAGGAATCAATTCTCGCCAATCTTTACCTGTATTGTGTGCTTCTTTATATTTGTGAAACAGCGAACCTAACCAAGTATGAGTAGATTCTTTAATTGGTTCCAAATTCAAAAAGTAGTTAAAATACCAGTTACGGCGGCACCACTTAAAAGATTGAATTTCAGAATTGTTAATTCTGCGTATTTCTGTTTCCATTGTGTTTTCTCGCTTCGGCTTGTCGTCTGTGATAATCATTCCATGCGATACGACAAGCAATACAAACTGGAATATCTTTACGCAAGTGTGATCTGTAGCCGCGTATTGTTCCATGCTCAATAGGTTTTTGCGTTGCTGGCATATCGTCCTCCTACTACCATTCTACCTCAGGTTAATCTTTTGTCAAGACTTCCTGCCAAAACTCCTCGTCACGGCAAATCTGCTGTAAAGAGTGATACTTCTGTGCGAGTGCCGGTGTAATTAGCTCCTCAACTGTGCCGTGTGCCACGAGAGAAATGATTTCAACCTCATCAGCGGTCTGTCCGATCCTATCTACACGACCAGGCGCTTGTAACCACTGAATTTGACTCCAGGGCTTCTCAAGGAAAACTACGGTGCTTGCGTTGGTCAGGGTCATACCCTCTGCTCCTGCCTGCAATGATACAAGTAGAAAGCGAAGTTCACCATTCTGGAAATTGGTTATGATGCCGGAGCGTTCTACTGGCTTTTGCCCCCCCACGATGAGGCCATGCGGAATGTCTTTCAACTCCTCAGATACCAAATCAATCAAGAGTCGTGAATGAGCGAACACTAGAATTGGCTCATCGGTGTTTTCGATAATGTCCTTAAACTTGTCTAGTTTACTAGACGGTTTTGACAAGGCCGTTACGTTACCTTCCTCATCCAACACTGGTAAGCCGCTGGCAATCTGAGCCAAACGTCCAAGCTGTGTAAGAGGGTCAGTGGCAAGTAGAACTCCACTGTCAAGCAGAGTCAACATTTCCTTCTTCATTCCTTTGTACGCTGTCGCCTGCTTCGTCGTTAGGGGAACTGAAATGTCACGGTAAATTAGTGGTGGAAGTTTGATTCCAACTTGAGCCTTGGTTCGTCGGATAAAGTATGGCTCGATAAGCTCAAGCAGTTCTGGCTCTGTTGCCGGATTCAATCCTTCAATCTCTAATGCCTTGAAATGATTTGTATATGACAAACAATATCGGTTAATGAAATGCGTCTTTGACGGCCATGCAAGCGGATCAACAAAGTGCAATAGTGCCCACAAGTCAACCGGAGAATTTGCAATCGGTGTTCCCGTAAGTGCAAAGCGCTTCTCTGCGGTCAAGCCAATAGCCCATGCGGCGCGTGTCTGCTTACTTGTTGGGTCTTTAGCCTTGTGCGCCTCATCTAGTACAACTGTTTCCCATTTCTGGTTGAGAACTTTAAGCTCTTTTTCCTTATCGCTAAGAGCTTTACCACCAAAAGAAACGAGCTTAGAATGGCTGCGAATCGCTTCCCAGTTAATGATCGTAATACCTTCATCGTAAACCTGCTTTTTGTCCTTTGCATTGAAGATTTGTACGGGCATATCTAAGCCCCATTTGTGAACTTCCTTTTCCCACTCATATTTCATTGTGTTAGTGGTAATAATTAAGTGTGGGCCTTTACCGAACGTGTCAAGAGTTTCTTTAGATTTGCCTAAACCCATGTCGTCGGCAAGAATGACCGTCTTGAATTCATTCATAAACTGTGTGGCAATCGGTTGCCAACCATACTCGCCTATAATCGGCTGTGTTTTTATTTCTTTAGCGCGAGCAATGCGGGCTTTTGCGTTACGCGCTGCATCAAACACTTCTTCTTCCACTTCAAGAAGATCACCGTACACACGCCGAAGTTGCTGGCAACTGAACAAGTTGAACGGAACATTCCATTCTTCTTTCTTGCCTTGGTACTTAGACCCAGGAATGCGGTGCATACTCGGATTCTCACGTAGATTAGTTTTCACACCCATCATATAGGGATTTATCATGCGAACTTGCGGCATTAGTGTAAACCTCGCTTATCAATATGAACCGAAGTCCAAACGCGATGCAAGTAGCCATCACACTTAGGACAAACTTCCTGATCCAAGTCGGGGAACTCAAATAGTCCTTCACAATTTTTGCATTTATATTCGTAGACTTTAGCCACTAGTTGATTCCTCCAACAATCGTGAAGGGTCAAGCAATTTATTCCGAACCATATACAGAAGCAAGTGGCTTCTCGCCGCGTTTTGGTGATTACCTTTGTCATTTGTAACATACCAGCCCAATCGCTTGAGTTTTCCAAATTCATCTTTATCGTTACGGACGAAACTTAATCCTTCGCCTGGTGTTTGCAATATGAACTCAACTGCATACTTTTCACAAAGATACTTACAAACTCCGATAAGTTCCAAACTATAGTTCTGGCGTGACTTCTCCAGTGTTGCCTTTGTGATTATATAAGCTTCACACACTAGCGCTTTAACGTCGCCACTTGCTAATGCGCGTTCTACTTTCCGTCCCATTTCAAACGGATCAACGGTTTCGGAAATAAGAAAACCTTCATGTGTGAGCATGACTATTCCAGTTCTTAAACCAGGATCAACGGCAAGGACTAACATCAGTAAACATCGCCGTTTTCTAAAATCTTTGTATCTTCATAATCGGCGGCGAATCGGCGATAGAATTCAAGCTTCGCACCTTCGGCTGCACCTATAACATCGTTAATAGTTGAATATCCAAGACCGTTATCTTCCATGTAGTTAAGCATAAGGCGTGTCATAACGTAATTCAGCTCGCCTGGGCCACGAAGAACTGGTAGCGATCCAGCGTTGAAGATTTCTTCTTCAATTTCTTTCTTCCGTTGTTCGGTTAAATACGGCATTACTTTCCGTCCCATCTGTCCATAGCCTCTGAGGCTGACACAATCAATGGAACTTTGAACGTATCCAAATCTTCCATCAACCGTTGTATTTTTTCTGAAAGAACATCAAAGTCCTTAGCCGGTAGCTCGAAAATGAATTCGTCGTGTACCGGCAAGACAATGTACTGATCTAAATTCGCATTAGCCAAACGAAGAAGCGCGCTTTTAAGTACCTCGGCTGCCGTACCTTGGCATAAATAGTTGAGAAGTGCATAATATCTGTGATCCTTTGCTCCTAGTGCAAGCTGTCGCTGCGGTGTCTTAATATATGCTCGGCCTTCCTTCTCTAGGCGTGACCGACCCAAGTTCTGTAATGTCTCTGAAAGGTGCGCAATACCAGGGAATGTCTCCCAATACTGTTTCAAGAAGTTCTCGGCTTCTTGCACCGTAACTTTAGCGACTTCTGCGAAATGATCTGGCCCTGAACCGTACACGGCGGCAAAGTTACAAGTTTTACCTAAGTCTCTGCTGATCCCAAGCGCTGTAGCAACCGCTGTGTGCGCATCTTGGCCGTTAAGATAAGCCTCTATCAAAGCCAACTCATTACTAAAGTGCGCAAGTAGCCGGTATTCTATCTGCGAATAATCGACTGAAAGAAGTTTGTAACCTTTGCGCGGTATGATGCAATGTCTGATCTTGTCTCCGCGAGGAAGTGTTTGAAGTGCAGGATTGGTGATCGACATGCGGCCAGTTTTTGCTCGTAAAGAATTGATAGAAGGGTGAATAATTGAGTTAGTTTGGTCATTCAGGAAGTTCTCCAAATAAGCTGAACTCCATTTGACAAGTTGTTTGTATTCGATAATGTGGTCGGCAAGTTCTGTTTCAAGTCCGGCAAGAATTGTCTTGTCAAGCTTTTCTTCTCCTCGTGCGGTGTATTCTTCTGGCTTCCAACCATCTGCCTTTAGGGCCGTGACAAGTTGCATTTTGCTACCAGGTTTTTCAACCATTTGTGTTCGGAAATAATCTTTTAATTCTTCTATGCGCGCCCCCCAAGAAGAATAAAGTCCCTGCGTGTAGTCCATGTCAATCCGAGTACCGCGTGTTTCTGCTTGTCGTAGGATTTGCATAACTGCCATTTCCAACTCGTAGGTATCCTCAAGTCCTTGCTCTCTAACCATTGGCATTAGCTCATGGTAAAGCGCAGCGGCGAGTACAGGATCAAGTGCCCCATACACCCAGTAAATTTCATTATTAACTGGAATTGTGTCCCAGGAAACTTTCTCTTTTTTGAATACACGCTTGAGTAAGAACTGACCGAAACTAGCGTCCTTGTCAATGTACTTGTCACACAAACCTTTTAAGTGGTGCGCTCCGGCTGGATCAAGCAACCACGCAAGAAACATTGTGTCATGTACGAGAGTATTGTCAAGTTTTACGCCGAGCGTTTCTAGTGCGTGTAAATCAAACTTAGCATTATGAAACACGATAGGACGGCGATACGACCGTAGCGCGTCCGTAGCAACCTTACCAAAATAACTAACGGGGATAATCCAACCATGTTCTCTGTCTCCAAACTGAATGGTGCGAACGAAGTTCGGCGTCCACCACTTTAACCCTGTGGTTTCTGTGTCACAACCAAGTATTTCTCTTGGCTTGTCTAGCCACCGAAGAAACGCTTCCGCTTCTTCGATGGTTTCAACAATCGTTAGTTTCGGATTAAACTTGGTAGCGGCGGCGGATTCCAATTAAGATTCCTCCTATTACAATTAACACCAAGCCAAGTAGAACATTAGTGCCACTATTTGAGCCTGTGCTGGCTAAACTAGCCGTAGTACCAACGTAATTGTTACTGCTAGGGCTGCTGTCATTAGATACTGTCGTACTGGGTGCAAGCGCCGTAGTAGTCGTTGGTTCTGTTCCACTAGTAGTAGTAGTGTCTGGCCTACTAGTTGTTGTGCTTCCACTGATTGTTGTAGTAGTTGTTGGCTGTTCGGCGATTGTGGTGGTTGTTCCGCCGTCAGTAGTGGTTGTGGTAGTTCCGATGGTTGTTGTTGTGGTCTGCTCACTGGTAGTTGTCTCCTGAATCGTAGTTGTCGTTGTTGGGTCTGTAGAACCAGGACATTGTGAAACATCTGGCTCGTCTTGTCCGGTGTCAAATGCGAGAACATAAGAGCGACCGTGTGCATCATTGAAATAAGAACCGATAACTACTGGGTCTACTCCAATCGAATTAACTGAAACGCTAATAGGATTCTGTCCGGTCTGTAAAGTTTCGTCTACACCTGGCGTGCCAACGTACTTACAAACGAAAACCTTTTCCGCACTAGTAGCTGACGCGGCTGTTGCCGTTAGCAATAACAACGAACCACTTAATAGACTTACTGTTGCTAAAAAACTAAGTATTCTTTTCATGTGTGCTCTCCTCATAGCTTGCTTGGTGGTGAAATGAAATCTCTAAAACTGTTTTTTACTCTGACATGGCGATCATCTTCGCCAATTCCAAGAAGTTGGTATTGCATCAAAGTCATTGAATACCAGGCGCTATGTGCTAGAACGTGCAAGCCGCTCTGTGGGTCAAAGTTGACTCCGGCGCGAAATTGCTCCCAGTGGCGTAATACAGCATCCATGTGCCAAGAATATGGCATACCAAGCATATAATTTGGCAAGCCGGTGGCTTCATCATTTGGATATTTGAATGCGCCCATTCCATAAACTGAGGCTAGTTCTGCCAGCGGGAGAACCGGAATCTGGCTGTAAGAGGCTATCTTTGAGCCTTTTGTGCCGCCCGTTTTAGAAGTGCGATAAACCGTTGTTTCATCGAGAAGGTAGTCTCCGATTTCTCGGTTCTCTCGTTTAACCCATTCTGCCACGGTTCCTCCAATATCAATTCATGTTGTGGTTCTTCCCAAAATTCTTCAACTGTGGGAGGTTTATCGTCCCAGTGTTTTGTCAATTCCATTTCTCACGCCTTCAAGAACATACGACTTACTGCATGTTTGAACCAAAGACAAATCTGCGGTAAACAAATACAAGTGCAATCCGGTTTCTACTGCCATCAAAGCCTCAAGGCGCGCACCGGCTGAATTCATCCAACCTGGCAAGAATGCAATCGCATCCATTTCGCAAAGCACCTTAACGTCTTTACGCAAAGCTTCTTCTCGGAATCCTTCTGGAGAATCTTGAGTACCATCATAACCAGCTTCACGATCCATGTCGGCAGGCGAGGTTACGTCAAATCCACCACGAGCAATCAATACTTCCTTGGCTGCGTCGAACATTGGAAAGTTCATGTCTTTTAGCCCTGACATTTGGCCTGCAATATACACGCGCTGCGTTGTAACTACTTTACTCATTTTTCTTCTCCTGGTTGTACCGCAATTCCCGCGACACACGTTCTGTGTGCGACGATCATGCGGAATCCTGACTCCTCATCCATAGGCTGAACAGTCACAATGTCTCGGTGAGACATAGGGGTTGAACAAATGCCGCAAGGGTACTTGCTGAATAGCTGGCGGCGTAAGTTACGAGGAGGTGTTCTTACGAAAACTAAAGACATATTCTCCGAAACGGATTCTTTTTTCTTCTTGCTTTTCACGAACTGAACACCTCCTCTAATACAAGCTTACTTCTTCCGCCTCTGGTTGTCAATAGCTTGGCGCTCCTCAACCGTCTTTCCACCATAGATTCCGGCCTTCTTCGTGGCAGGGTGTTTGAACGAATACTCTAGGCACAAGTCCTTGACCGGACAGTCCTCGCAGAAGTCCTTCGCTGCCTGAACTTGCTCCTCGTAATCCTCGTCCTCCTCTTTAGGGAAAAACATATTACGATCTGCTCCGCTGCATTTTGCTCGGAAAAACCAGGCTTCCATTAGGATTCCTTTACTTCAATGTCCTTGAGTAAATCCCTGGCTAGGAGGCCCATATTCATAGCGAACGTGTCAAGGAATTTCTCAACGTCTTTGTTTCCGTGAAAGTGCAAAAAGCGAAGTCGCTCTGCTTGCTCATTCACGGAATACAAGGTAAATAGAAAGACTGCTACGTCATGGGGATTTTTAAGATCAAGCCCGTAGTATGTGAGCTTGTTTCTCAAACGGGTCGTGTACTCGTCGCTTGTGTGAGTCTCGGCGGGCGAAAGTCGCTCGAATACAATTTCAAGCGTTTTCATATATTCGTCAAGTTCTTCCCAAGCGAAACTCATGTTACGAACTGTAGCAGTATTACGCATTTAAGTAGGCAATCATTCGAGTTAGAAATTCTATATCATCATTTACTTTGCCTAAAGTTGTATTGCATTGCATACATAAAAGGCCACGTACTTTGCCCGTTATGTGGTCGTGATCGACCGACAATAATTGAACCTTTCCTCTCCTAATAGTTTGTTCTGGCTCTTTGCAAAGTGCGCATTTATTGTCTTGAGCTTCAAGCATTTGTTCAAATTCAAATAAACTGATCCCATAATTACGCTGTAAAATAGAAGCATTATGTCGCCTATTACTGATTTCTTTTCGGTGTTTGGCGCGGTCAGGCGTATCATATAGTTCCATACTCTAATTGTGGCCTACGATACGCATTCGCGTCAAGTGTTTATTCCACTCGCTCCCAAAAGCTGAAACGTGTAATGTCGAATTGTTCCAAAATTATGTTGTCGTCTTGGCTGGAACACAATGTGCAAAAGAATGCATAGATATTGGGATACTCGCCTGTTTCCATCAGAATCGTGCCGTGAACGGAACACTTGACGCGATACAAGTAGTGGTGTTCTTTCCATTGCAAGTATTTAGTAAAGCGAAATGAGAACCAAATCGCTCCACCAATAATCGCGGCCAAGAACAGGAGACTTTGCATTCATTTACTTTACCGTAATAAACGGTGCGTCGGGTCGAAAAGCCTCATATTGCCGCCTCGCCTTTGGATTTTTGTCGCCGCCGTAGCTAATAATGTCACCTTTGTAAATGTAGAGAAACGTATAAACCTGGCCTGGCCGTGAAGTCAAACGGAACTTATCCCCTCTAACCACGGCGCAACCTTTTAGCAATTTCTTTACGTGAGTTTTTAATTCCGGCAACATAAGACTCGTGAATATCATCTAACTTGCCACCGTTAAGTTGCATAAGAATTGACGGCATCATGTTTTCTTTTAGAATTTTATCTATATCCTCGGTTATTTCACTCATCACCTGCCAACTTTCTCAAATCCTCAATATCAAAAGGGTGCATTGCATAAATGCCTCGTCGCTGTCCGAACCACTCATGGGCTTGTGCAACTCGACTCTCCATAAAAATTGTATGGCCCATCCGGTCATTAAGAACTGCTGCTAGTCGTTTTAGTTCCGGTTCTTCTTGACAATCAACTCCACAATTACCTAAAAAATTGTCGTGGTAGTGCGCTTTAATATCACAATAGTCTGCTTCTGGCATATCGTCCTCCTTATTAACCTATCGGCGCTTTTTCTTCTTACCTTTAGGCTTTTTACAATTATTTTCGTGAATAATAACATCGTCTAAGGGGTGTTTAAGGTCGGCGCGAAAAATGTTGTTACACGACTTGTGCCTTACTGTGAAGTAAGTGCTCATCTTATGCGCTGAGTAATTCTTAATAACCTTAGCTAAGTCTTTCACTTAGATTTCAAACCTCCGACATACCAAGACTCAAACTCTTTTGTGCATGTGTCACACAAATCCTCGGCCTTGCGATTCTTAACAATTATTCGTTCGCCGCTGTTCTGACTCAAACCATCTTTAACCAGTTTGCAACGATCACACTTATACGCCGCTGACATAAAGTTCTTTCCCCTTCTTGTACACAACGAATCGCGTTATATCCTCAAAGCTGTCGAGCAGGATACTTAGATTGTTGTAGTAATCGTTAGCGGCTTTGCCAATCGTAGTAGTTGTCCACCATTTGCCGCCTTTGTAAATAGCTGCAAAAGTCAGACCGCCATTAGCGTCGAACTCAATGACTGTTCCATCACGATAACCTTTTGAATTTGCGACGGCCTTAGCTACTTTAAGTTTCTTAGCTAGATAAGCCTCGTAACCTTCAACTGAATAATCCCAATTAGGTTCTGTGTCCACTGGTGTCTCCTCTGTTTGTGCCCAATTCTCTTGTAACCATCCGAAGAATGCTGGTAAAACATCATCGTCATAAAATGGATCAAGATTGAAATTGCTTCGTATCTGTTCTGAAAGATCAGGACGAACTTCGTAAAGCGCGTTGAACGCGAACTGACCGCGCCGCTGATCTATCTCATCTACGTTTGTACGATTAACTAGCTGAACAAAATCATTTAGTTCCATTAGCATCCACGTCCTTCATCATCTGCTCCTTGTGTTTCGTCACTTTTTATGCTTCTTTGCATACGTTCCCAAGTATCTGGCTCAACACCTATTTCTTCTAAATCGTCGATAAATTCAGGAGCCGCATACAATTCTGTTTCATCATCGCGTATCCAAACATCGTTTCCATCTTTATCTGCATATCGGCGTAGGAATATCGCACGATACATACCATTGTCTGTTTCTTCAAACTCCATCTTATTGTTCTTGCCGTATTCATCAAGCCATTCGCGTTTTTGAAAGGCTTCTGCGGCGGCGTAGATTTTTAGCATTGCTGAACGGACGGAATTGGCATAGCCTGAACCGCCTTCTTCATAAGCCCATGTAGTGTTGACTCCAGTTTCGTAATTATGATCGTGAATTTCAAACCAATAACGCTTTCCAGGCTTCCACCAATAACCAGGATTTAACTCGGCGTAGAACACACGCTCGCCGCCTTCTGTTCCGTGTTGAACGGCGCTGTTAATTGTTTCGACTTTAATCATTTTTCTCCCAAGTTGTTGTCTCGTGTTGTGTTTCACTTACAAAAGACTGTTTTATATATTCATCAATTTTAATATCAAGTGCTGGAAAACGTGAAAAATGTCGGAACCAATCACAACGTAAACAATTCAATCGGGCATGGTTTATATCTTCATTTGGGGTGAACATTCCAACTTCCCCTAAGTGGAAAGGGCAAGGAATATCTCTTTGCCACACTTCATCAAGACTATGGTGTGATCCATATTTTAAGTAGTAATATCCACCATTAAGATAATCATTTTTCAATTTGAAAACTGTGGATCGAGCGAATCCGGTTATTTCCATTATCACTGATATTCGTGATCCTAACTCCATTTCGCGTTGGAATAGCTGATAAGTTTTTTGATTTATGAAAGTTCGTTTGCGCGGTTGTGCTTTATAAAAAGATTTTGCTATTGCTGATAGCGGGTCGGCAACATCTTTCTCAACGCCGTAGTTCTGAAAAAGTTCGGCTAGTTTTGGTTCTCTCTCCATACTCTAAGCTTACCTGTCTATGTGGATATGTCAATAAGTAATCTTCAAAGTCCGCAGACTTTATGGTTTAGTAGTGATTAGCGATCATTAGCAATCATTACGATCATAATTTTATTGTGAAGTTATTCACAATAGGCGTAAAAAGTCCTAGTAGATAAGGTAAAAGGGTAATACATAAGGAATAGTGTTTGTTTTGTTACTAAGGGGTTATATCCATTTGACATATCCACTAGGACTGGTACGATTAAAGTATGACATTAGAAAAAATGCTTGAGACTGGAGCCGTTCAATATCTAGGCGAGAATGCTATAACTGGTCGTATCGTTGTAAAAGTTATGGGAAACACTTATCAAAAAAGTGGCTTCGCATCTATCTTGAAACACCGTTATAACGGTGATCGTGTTGCGCCTGGTATTTGGTTGGTGGAATTTTAGTGGCTAAGAAGAAAAATCCGTTTGGTGATGATTACGCTGTGTATCTCGATGGCCTCAAGAAGTTTCTTGACCCTGTAACGGCTGCTAAGGCGGCTGGAATCGCTTATGAGGACGTGTATGCCCGTAGGCGAGAGGATACGCTGTTTGCTGAGGCGGAAATCATAGCTGAGGAGCAGGGCGCGTATGTGAATGAGCGCAACATGCGGCAACTGGCTGCTGGTGGTGATGCTCGTGCTATCAAGTTTTTGTCTGAGGAACGTAAATCGTTGGAATGGCGTAAGCTTCGCGGCGATAAGGAATTGACGGTTGAGGACGGCAAGCGTATGGACTCAATCATTAAGCTGGCGGCTGAGCTGGAACTGCGGCGCGTGATGTTTGAGGAAGAAGTCAACATCGAATCGTAAGCTAGCTTGGCTTCTAAGGTGGCTGTAAGCCGTTCTAAGCGTCTTGAATGTTGGAATCGGTAGATTGTGTGGGCTTTTCGGTAGGAATCGGTAGCGGGCTTTTAATCTCCCCTGAGTCAATAAGGCTTAGCCACCCTCGTATTACGTCTGCAATACCTGTGTAAGGGCGGCGTTGGCCTTCGTGTTCGTAGTAGTTAGGCATTTGCTTTGCGTGCGGCTTGTCGTTTGCGTGCAATTTCAAGGTCGGCATTAGCTGTGGCCTCGTCGCCTGTTGGGTCTGTGTAGTTCAATTCCATTTCCCTACGTGTGATGCTTGGTCGGTATTGGTTGTCTTTGTATCGTTCATTGCTCATAATTGTTTCCATTCTCCGGTTTCTTCGCCTAGTTCCTTGTATTCTGCAAGGATTAGCTCTCTGTTTGTTGCTTGTTTTAGTTCGTCTAGTCTTTCCCATAGTACCGTAACGCCATCGAATCGCGCAAGGTGTTTTTGCATTCCTTTGAATTGCCATAGACCGATTACTCCTCGGCGTTTGGGCTGTTCGTCTGTTCCTGGTTGTATAGCCATAATTCTTTCGCCTCCTCTCGTATGTCTAGCAGGTCGGTTAGGTAGCCGCTTGCCTCTTTGTCGATTCCTGTTTCCATTAGTTCGTGGTCGCCATCGGCGTAAAAGTGCTGGTAGCCGCGCTCTTTCGCGCTCTGCTCAATATTTTGCGCGAGTGTTAGACGCACGTTATACACGATATCCGCGCTCCCATTGCTCTCTGTGTGCCTGTGTGCGCAAAGGCATGAGTATCATTTCCATTTGCTCACCTGTGGTGCGTAGGAGCAATCTAGGGTCTGCTCCGTGTGCATGAGCGGCTATTGCTTCGCTGAGTGTCATGTTTTCCCCTTTGCTGTGTTTGTGTTTAGTGTATCGGCGTTCGCGTAGGAATCTGTAGTAGCTTTTCAAAAAAAAAAATGGCCCGTACCTGTGGGGAGCAGGCGCGGGCCGGTTGAGGGGAATTCTTAAAAAGGCTCAACGTCTAAAAGTGTGTCTGCCTCTGCTAGTTTCCTTTCGTTTTCTTTTTCCATTAGGTGTTCTTTTGTTTCTTTTGTTAGTTTTTCAATGTCGGCTAACAAACTTAGCTTCGATCGAATTGATATTTGCGGGTCGTCGGCTATTGTGTGTAGTCCGCTTGCCGCCTGGTATAGGCTCCATTCTGGGCGCATTGTGTTTTCCTTTCTTTAGTTAGGCTCTATCATCATTGTCTAGGCCGTCCACTGTGTCGTCCTCATAATCGTCGTCTAATGGGTCGGGCGTGTAGAATTCCTCTGGGTGTGTGTGGCTGTAGTGGCTCATGCTTCCACTAGTCCCGCTTCGATTAAGGCTATGGCCATGCGACCGTATGAGCCTTGCAACGTCCACGCGCTACCATCATCGACTAGCGCTTGGAATAGTTCCACCGTTTCGTCCTCTGCTAGGTCGCCGTTTTCGTAGTCGATTATTTGGTCAATCGTCCACGCTTTAGGCTGTGGCTCTGTGTTTGTTTGTGTCATTTCTTCCCCTTTTCTAGTGGTTTTCTGGATCGTAACAAAAAGTGCAAAGTTGCACGCCATCGCGCCTAAACATTGGATCAGGCACAACGGTTAGCCCGCATTCGTCGCATTCGATTAGCGCGTTTGCGGGCTGTGTCTTTGTTTTAGGCATTGGCACCTTGTCTAACGTAGTTTTGTGTTTTCGATGTTGTCACGCTGAATTTTTCAGGGGTTGCATATAGGCTACCGTCTGGCAATTCCCACGCTATAGGCGTTGCGTAACTGTGTACGACATAAAGCGGTCGGCCTGCCTCATTGAATGCTTGCAAAAGCTTTTGGCTCTCTGTTTCGCTTAGTCGGCCTGTCGATGGGCTGTAAGTGTAAGTTTGACCGCTAGCGCTGTTAGCCTTAAAATCTTGGCGATTTGCTACCGCGTTTGCAATTTGTCTGTTTGTGATTCTCATTTTCTCCCCTTATCCTTTGTCTAGTTCAATTTCTAAGTTTGTTAAAACGTAGGTTTTGTTTCCTCTGTAGTTTATCGGCGTTAATTGGCTAGGCTGTAGTGCTTTTTCATGGATATATTCAAGCAATAACCGCCAAGCGTCGGCGCTGTTATCTCGTGGCGTTTTGTAGTTCGTTCGTCCCATTAGTTCATGTTTCCTACCGCTAAGCAGAGAAAAAAGAATATAAGCATGGCGGCTATAAACCATTCGCTACCGCGTAAGTCGTCGCGGTTCATAGGTAAACGTCCGTCGGTAGTGCCGCGCTAACTAGATCGGCGTCGGTGGTTGGCATGTAGGCTATGGCCTCTTGTCCGTAGTCGCGGGCTAGAATTGCTAGGTTTTCGCGGTTTAGTTCGTGGTCGCGTGGTTCAACTAAGAAATGAAACGTAGCAAAGTTTTCCTTTTGTCCTTCGTATTGACCAGAGCCTTGCGCGTAGCCTACGGGCTCACCGTTTACCGCGTACTTGATACGGCCAATGAATCCTAGCCAACGCTCTTTGCTTAGTGGCTGGTCGCCTACGTTTCGGCCTATGTTTACTATCGTGAATTGCTTTTTAGTGCTCATATCATAAACTCTCTTTCGTATTGGCTAATCGTGTAAAGCGCTAGCGCTAGTTCCTCTTTGCTGTAGCGGTTAGGGTTCTTGGCTACCGTTTGTGCTTTTTCTAGTGTCATTGTCTCCCCTTTGCTTAGTTATATTATCGACTGTTCGCGTCCTTTCTTTAGGGGCATTTCCTAATAATTACCGGATAAGCATGCGCTAGCCAACGTGCAAGGGTTTAAGCGTGGTTGATAATCGAAAAGGAAAACGGCTCATGCCTCTCTTTCTCCCCTCATTGAATGCGTATACGTGGTGTGACCTGCTAAGACAGGCTAAAATCGTGGGCTATGTCTATGCGTCCTTGCGATTAGCGGGCCTTAGAGGCCATTGTATGAGGAGTTTTGAATCACAAGATGATCGTTGCATGCTGTTACGTGCTTGAATGTTCGATGATCGTGCTTATGGTCAATAAGTCGAGCAGACCCCCACCCCAGGAATTTTTGGCTTGAATCTTTATAAGGGCTTCTCACACATTACTAGGCGTAAATCGGGAACATATACGTTTTCAAGGTAAGGTTCGGGCGTTACCGTATAGTTTTTCTTTAAGACTTTCCGGCACGTTAATACCGTTTTATGGTAAATATACGCTTTCGACCCTAAAACACCCCCATAAAGCGGCAAGAAGGTGCCGGAAAGGACACTAACCTTTATTAACGAAAGCCCTTAGTAAAGGTTAGGGGCTATACGGTTTCAAACTAACAATGAAAAGCCACGAAAACCCGCCGGAAGGGATTAAAGGGATTAAAGGGACTAACGGTATTCTGCACTACAGCGCAGAAAAGGGTCATTTACAGACAAATGAGAGGATAAAAGCAGGAATACTGCACCGTAGCGCAGATTACTTACTGTAAGCGAAATCAGGGCGGTAGCGCTCACGTAAGGTTGCAGGCTGCTGATAAGGAGTCGGAGCGTTTTGAAACTGAGGTGTTCCAGCTTGAGCAAAACTTTGAAGTATTGCCAATGCCACCGGACTTAACGGGCCTTGCCTAGCAGCCGGAGAAGCAGGAGCCGAGACAGGAGGTTGCATTTGAAATTGTTGTGATTGCTGTGATTGAGCGATTTGCATAGCGGTTGATTGTCTAGGAGGCAAAGCTGCCGGAGCTTGAACAGGAGCAGCACCAGCCGAAATAAAGGGCTTAGGCTTACTTACAATTTGTTCTGCGATTGCGCGCCCGATGTTATCAAAAATACTCATAACAGTAGTTTAACAGGTAAGGGGCTTAGGGATACTCGGTCTATACAACGGCCTTGGGAGTCCGTAGCCCCTTTACTTACCGGCTCTTTACAGCGGTGGCATCCACGCCTTTACTGAATCTTGAGCTACTGTACCGTTCAGGAGGGATTCGATACCCTCATCCTCGGAACCTGTTTGTCCAAGACAGAATTATAGGTAGCCTGCCTTGACTCATTTGGGGTCTTTCTACCTGACCGCGACACTAGTGGGACTTGAACCCACGACCTCCACCGCGACAAGGTGGTGCTCTAACCAACTGAGCTATAGTGCCAAACATTAACCGGAGGCCATGAACCCTCCGGCGGAACGGCTTCGCATAGGCCCGCGACGGCCCACCCTTCCTTAGTAATTTAATTATAGCTGGTGACGGCTTAGGACGAGCAACTCCTACTCCATAGCCACTTGTTGCAGGGAGCGTACCCACCAGCAGGTCGCGCATCACAGGCACGATTTGAACGTGCGTATCCAAACTTTCGCTTATTCAGCTACTAGCTCGATAGTGAGAATGTTAGAAAATGCACACAGGTTCTAAGCCCTCACTAGCGCTTACCATTAGCGCGTTACTGCGATCCATAACCCTTGGGCACGAATGCAGGGCTATACTTAATGTTAGCAGAGGAATTCACAAAAAGCAAGGACTGATTCTTATTCTTTTAGAAATTTCACGCGAAGCTTTAAGTTATGCCACTCCAGAAGAATTGGAGTTTCTTGAAACGCAACTCCGATTAGAAATTGCCTTAATGAGTCCGGCGGATTTAGCTGAGTATTGCGATCCAACTTTTGAACGCCCGCGCCATATCGAATATATGAACAAACTAATTGTGGCTGCATTCTCCGGCAGATTAAAGAAATTCGGAAAACTTTGCCGCCGGTTAATGATTCAAATGCCACCCCGACATGGAAAGAGCACCTTTGCGAACAAGTGGCTTAGTGCTTGGCTGATCCTAAAGTTCCCTGATAAGAAGGTAATTTCCGCTGCCCACACTTCGGAGTTTGCTGCTGACTGGGGTAGAGAAGTACGAAACGTAATTGCCGAGCACCCTGAATTTGGAGTCATTCTTGCTAAGGATTCAAAGGCCGCCGACAAGTGGAACATTCAAGGGCACAAGGGCGGTATGGTTACGTCCGGTACGAACACCGGAAAATTGACTGGTAAGGGTGGTCACGCCCTGGTAGTTGACGATTTGTTCGGTGATCCAACCGAAGCTGATTCTCCAGTCATTAAAGATGCAAAGTGGAAGTGGTACGAGTCGGTGTTTAAGAGCCGTAAAGAACCAGGCGCAGTAGAAGTTCATATAGGAACCAAGTGGTCAAATGATGATGTTGATGGTCGTATTGAGGAAAAACACGCGGATAAGTGGATCATAATTCGATTCCCTGCTATTGCTATGGAGTCTGACATTCTTGGGCGCGAGCCAGGCGAAGCTCTTTGGCCTAACCGATTTAGTGTTGAGTATCTGATTGATGAATTCCGTGATGAGATTGATCCTCGTTGGTGGGCGGCTCAGTTCCAACAAACCCCTATTCTCGGTGAGACAATGCTTTTTAACGAAGATGAATTTAATTACTTCGACATTTTTCGCAAGGACGACACTAGCTACTACCGACTGACAATTCCAACCGTTGACGGCCATATCAACAAGGAAATTGCCGAGGACAAGTGTTGGTACTTTGCCAGTATGGATACGGCTGCAACTACAAAAACCACGTCTGATTATACAGTTATAGCTACATGGGCAGTCACACCGGACAAAGAAATCTTGCTTGTTGACTTGGTACGCAAGCGCGTGCTTTCACATGAGCACCGGCCTATGGTTGACCACGCTATTGCCGCGTACCCTTTACGATTCATTCTTGTCGAACCTGTGACTTTCGGCCTGACCCTTATCCAGGGGCTTCAACATCTCGGATACAAAGTTCTTGAAGCTGAGGGGATTGACACGGACAAGTACAGTCGAGCAGTTCAGGCGTCCATTTATGTCCGTACAAATACGATGTTCTTTCCGGCTAAATCTCCATTTATGAACGAGTACATAAAGGAATTAACTGAGTTTAATCTTGGCGCGCACGACGATCAAGTCGATGTAACTTCGATTGCAGCACACGAATTGGTACGCCATCACAAGCGTAAAAGGGATAAGAAAATCGAGAAAGAAGATAACTCGGTTGAGAAAAGAATCCACGATCAGGTGTTTGGAAAAAAGAAAAAGGGCGGAGCTGTTCACGGTATCCTCGGACGCTTCTAATTTGTGTTATGATTCAAGTAAACCCCTAACACGAGGAAGATGATGCAAATAACCGTTGAAGGTAACAATACAACTATTGAAACGGCTGCCACTGTTCAAAGCTATCGCACCCCAGGGCTTGATTTTAGTGGGCCTACTACTCCTGCTGTTGCAGCTCAATTAGTTGGAACTGATGCTCCTGATTTTGATTTTACAACTCCAAATGAGTTAAATGCCACCCTGTCTGTAGATGGTGGTGCGCCTCAAGCCATAGCACTTGATGCAGTTTATGCTGATATTGATGATTTGATTGATGAATTACAATCTCAGACAACTGGCGCTACTTGGTCAGAAGATACTGGTGTATTAGTTCTCACCTCCGATACAGCTAATTCAGATTCAAGTTTAGATTTAGCTACAACTCCTGATGGTACAGCCGATATTTTTATTGATGGTACTGATGAAGGTGAAGATGAAGTCTCTGTTTACGTTGCTTCTGTAACTGTAGATGGTGGAACTGCACAAGATTTGATTCTTGATACAGCTTATGTCAATTTGGATGAATTGATTGTAGCCATAAATGCGCAACTTACTGACTGCACAGCTAAAACTTCTGATAGTCAATATGAGTCAAACATTCTTCAAATTGTTTCAGATACAACTGGTAGTGCCTCTGAAATTGAGTTTACTGTGTTAGTTGAAGATAAATCAGCTAAACAGTCACTTTATATAAATGAACAAGATGTGTTTGGTCTGGAATATGTAACTACAGGTGCTACTTTGTTAGTTCATTCTTACGGTGGATCGATAGACAATCCTACAGTAGTTACCGTTCAAAATGTTGCTCCTGATCCAGATGATCCTTTTACTGGCCCAGTTTTGGAAGTTTCTCGTAGTTCTGATCTAACTTTTGGAACTGGAATTCAAGTTTACGCTGGAGCTACCGCCTCTTTTTCCCTTATATCTGGCGATGAGTTATATGCTACAACCGATGATGGTGAAGAAATTGACACTCGTGTAGATGCTTCAAACGTAGGACACTAAACATGCGACTAAACTTTTTTGGTTCGCCTCCTCCTAAAATAAATGTAGACGCTGTTGAGTATAAGGGTAGTTGGAACGCAACTACTAATACTCCAGCTCTAGCAAATACTGATGGCCCTACTAAAACTGGAAATATGTACGCCGTTAGTGTGGCTGGTACGCATAATTTTGGTGCTGGTGCAATAGTCTTTGCAGCAGGTGACTATGTAATTTATAGTGGATCAGTTTGGGAAAAGATTAAAAGCTCCGTAGATGTTGTTTCTGTCTTTGGGCGTATTGGTGTTGTTACCGCACAGTCAGGAGATTACACAAAAAGCGATGTTGGTCTTGGTAATGTTGATAATACTTCGGATGCCGCAAAAAATTCGGCTTCAGCAACATTAACTAATAAAACTCTAACTACTCCTATTATCAACTCTCCAACTGGAATAGTAAAAGCGGATGTAGGTTTGGGTAATGTAACTAATGATGCTCAGCTTAAAGCTGCTGATAAAGATACAGATGGCACATTAACGGCAAATTCTGATTCAAAGATTGCTAGTCAAAAAGCTGTTAAAACTTACGCCGACACTAAAAAGATGAAAGATACTGGAGCCAGTGTAACTGCTAATACTCCAACTACTTTTAATTTAGATTTGGCTGTTGCTAATCACTTTCAACTAGCTGTAGAGGATGCAGCTATTATTGCATTTACTAATTGTCCTGCTGGAACTTTTCAGTTTACTGTTCAATTAACTGCTACAAGTGCATTTACTTTTGCAAATGAGAATACTTTACCTGCTGGTGGAAGTGCAAATGCGCCTAGTTTTGCCTCTTTAACTGCTAATGGCCCTGTTCTTTTACATTTTGTTACTTTTGATGGTGGCATAAATTGGCGTTATTCTGTTGATACTTATGCAGTTCTTACACATGCAAATTCGCATAGACCAAGTGGTAATGATGCAATCATTTCTAATTCAGCCCTGGGCACTTCCACTACTACTGCTCCAACCGCTAATGCAGTAAAAGTTTACGCTGATGCAAAAGTAGCTGATGCGATCAATGATGGAACTACAACAATAGCTCCTTCACAGAACGCTGTCTTTGATGCGCTTGCATTAAAGATTCCAACTTCTTATCTCGACACCGATACAACTCTGGCCGCAGATAGCGATTCTAAATTGGCTACTCAAAAAGCAGTTAAGGCTTATATTGATAGTGCAGTTCTTAATAATTCGGCGGGTGCTCTCCGCGGTTGGAAACAGGTTCAGGATGTAACGAACTCTAACATTGCACTTACTAATACATCTTTTGCTCTTGTATCTTCAACATTTGATATTGCAGTAAATGCAGCTACTAATGATATATTAGAAGTTGATCTTGGTGTAAGTATTCAAGGTTCAGGTGGTGGTACTCAAATTTCTTTTGATGTTGCTATTGTTGATGGTTCAAATGTAGTAATTCGTTATTTATCAAGTGGAACTTCAACTCCTAAAACTTATGGTCTTGGTGGAGGTTGGAATAGAGCAACGGCGACACAATATGATGAAGTTTCTGCTTCTACAAAGTATAAAATTGTAGCGGGTGATTTAGTTTCAGGACAAGTTAAGCTTCGTCTTTATTCTGTAAATCAAGCAGGTAGTACTACAATCACTATTACACGCGGAACTAACTGGGCTGCAAATTTTGGAGCAAAAGTATTTAGAGCACCGGCATAAGATATGGGAAGAACTAATGATTTTGCGCCACCGTTTGTAGAAATAACGGGAGGCGGGGGTGGTGGTGGCTCTACAGAAGTCACCATTAAAGATCACGGCACCACAAAGACAACTACAGCTTCCGTTATTGATTTTGTAGGTGAAGTAGTAGTTACTGGCTCAGGTTCCAGTGTTACTGTTTCGGTTCAAGGTATAATTTTTGATGATCTTGTAAATCGTGGTTCAGCGGCTAGCAATAAATATGTATTATTTTTTGCTCAAGATGCTAAGTATTTTTCTTACTCAAATGGAACTACTTGGACTTCTCTATTAGTTGACATAAATGATGGAACTAGTGGGACACTGAATGTAAATCGCGGTGGTACTGGGGCTACAACTGCTTCGGGAGCGCGCACTAACTTAGGCGTTGGCACAGCCGGTACTTTGGCTTTTGATACAGACGGCACATTAACGGCAAACTCTGATTCTCTTATTGCTACACAAAAAGCTACAAAGACTTACGCGGATGCGAAAGTGGCAGATGCAATTAATGATGGTGTAACAACTATTGCACCTTCTGAGAATGCTGTATTCGATGCCTTAGTTTTGAAAATTCCAACTTCTTATCTTGATACAGATGGAACTCTTGCTGCTAACTCAGATAGTAAAATTGCTACACAAAAAGCAGTTAAAACTTATGTTGATGCTCTTTCTACTGTTTATCAGCCTTTAGATAGTGATTTAACTGCCATAGCAGCTTTAACTACAACTTCTTTTGGTCGATCACTTTTAACTCTAACAACAGGAGCAGGTTTCGATACTACTGCTATTCATAGTGGCGATGCGGCTGGTGGAGCTTTAACCGGAACTTATCCTAATCCAACATTTGCTATTGAAAGAATGAAAGCAACAAGTGCAACTGCTGAAAAAGGTGCGAATTATACAGCGGTAGCTGGTGATTGGGTAACTTGTGACACTACTGGCGGTAATTTTACGATTACACTACCTACTGCTCCGGCAGATGGGACAGTTATAGGTGCAATTCTTGAAGCGCGTATTACAAACTTTGATAGTGGAAGTGACATAGTTACCATTGCTTGTGGTGGTTCTGATAGATTTAATGAGCCTGGAGCTGGTGGCCTAACTACATTAACTCTTACAACTTTATATCAAAGTGTTCTTCTTCAATATAAAGCTTCTACCTCAACTTGGTACACAATAGCTTCAAATACTTATTTGCCTTCACTAGATCAGCGCTATGGCCCACAAATGGCTGTTAAAAGTTCTAACTACACAATTAAAAACTGGGATGGAGTTATTCTCGCTTCTGGAACAATAACGATCACACTACCTACTGCCACTACAGCGGTTAGACCATTTACGATCAAAAATACAAGTACAGGTTTAATTACAGTAGCTACAACTTCTTCTCAAACAATAGATGGTGTTACAACTGTTCCTTTAACTCAATATGAGTCAATAACAGTAGTTTCTGATGGATCAAACTGGGCGGTTATCTAATGTCTTATAGATCAAGAGCTAAACGAATACAGTCGGTTGCGAATGCTGCAACTATCACACCTAATGCGGATACTGATGATCTTGTAGATATAATTGCGATAGCGCAAGCATTCACAGTAGCTAATCCGACCGGCTCCCCCGCCAACGGTCAGACTTTAGTTGTACGAATTAAAGATAATGGAACTGCACGAGCAATAACATGGGGCGCCAACTTCGTAGCTGGTGGTGTTGCCCTACCGACAACTACAGTAATTTCAAAAATTCTAACAGTTGGATTTTTTTATAATACTGCCAACTCTTTGAATAAGTGGCAGTGTGTGGCATCTGCCCAGGAAGCGTAGGTGATTATTATGGAATGGACAACACGAATTATTTCTAAAAATTTAGACGATGCTACATTCACAGTTGTAGTTGAATTCTCTTGTGAATTAACAACTTTTCAAAAAACATTTGAGACAAATGTACCTCAAGCTGATGGCTGGGTGCAGTCTAATATAGATAATGCTATAGACTATGCCAATAGTCTAGTAAGCCTCTATGACAGTGTAGAGGTACAAGAGATAGCTGAAATATAGTGGCATCTATAGTCCAAACAATCCAAAAAGATGATCTAAGTTCTGGTTCTAGTACATTTACACAGTCTGCTACAACAACTGCTAATAATAGATTGGTTTTAGCTATCGCCTCCGGTGGTATTTTTGGGGGTTCAGCAGTCTCTAGTATCAGTGACAGTGCCGGTAATACTTGGACACAGCGAGTATCAAAGGCCACGGCCAGCATTGGTCAACTTGAGATATGGGATACCTCTGCATCTGCCTCTGCGATTACTAGTTACACAGTTAATTTCTTTGCGGCTACTGGATTTATTACGCAATTTTATGAATTAAATGGATCAGATGTAATTGACACTACTAAAACTAATAGTGGAACGTCTACTGCACCGTCCACTGGAGCAAGTGCCGCTCTAGCTGCAACAGATGAAATAATTATCGGTGTCATTGGTTTTCAGTCCTCGTCCGCTACAATATCATCGACTCAATTTACTGCTGGAACTGGAACTCAGGTGAACAGAAATGGATCGGCATTATTTTGGGGTGGAGCTACAGGAAGTAAGATATTGACTGGCACATCTGCTGCTCAGACATACTCCGGCACTCTCAGTGGATCTAGTGCATGGGTAGCCGGTGAAGTTATTTACAAGATTACAAGTGGTGGCGGCGGCAGTGATAGCAAATTCCTAGAGTTCATGTAAAGGATAGATATGTGGAAAGAAAAGTCAAAAGACGATATTTGTAAAGTTGAAGTTGAAGTAAATCTTTTGGGTAAAGAAACCGGAGAATATCGGTATATATACGCTGATGGTCGAGTCAATTATCCGCTTTCAGATAAAACTAAAAAGATTCGTCAACTCTCGGCTCGCGTCAGTTTTCTAGTAGGGGCTTTACTCTCAGCCTTAATTGTTCTAGCTATCTGCTATCATTAAAATAGACCAAGGAGTGAAATGAAAATCTTAGAAACCTACCCTTCTAATTCCGTTGGACACGTATGCTTTATTTGCCATAATGCTAGGCGAAAGCTCGATCTTGACACATATGAGCGAATTGTTAATACTAAGCGGGAAGCACAGCCAGGTCGCGGACTTGTGATGATTTGTGAAACCTGTATTTTAGAAGCAGCTAATAAATTTGGTTGTCTTGATAAGAAAACTTCTGAGGCCATGAGTAAGGCTATTGACGTACTGCAAGGGGATTTAGCAGCGGCACAAGTTAGAATCAAAGAACTGGAAGCTCTAAATGATGCTTTTAACCTAGTAGCCAGCATAAATAAGCCTTCGGAGGCGTAATGCTCACGGCTCTCATTTCTGAAACACTTATCCTGCTACTAGTAATAGTGCTATCCTACAAAGAGCGCAGTCGGCTACTTAATGCTGTTATTTCCAAGAACTACAGCGAGTTTAAGCAACTGGAAGGCGCTCCCAAAGAAGAAAAAGAAAAGGCCGATAAAGAGGCACCTCAGCGAGTTTATGGATTGTAATGGCTAGAAAAAAGAAGCAAGATGCGGCTTATGCTGCGATAGCAGAAGAAGTAAGCGGCCCGCCTATTGATGCCGCTAAGATTAAAGAGCTTTACAACAAAGGTCAGTCAGCTATTCGCGCCGAGCAACTTAACTTCATTCTCAACCAGTGTTTTCTTGATGGTCAGCAATGGGTATTCCTGAACGATCAAACCGGAACGATTGAGAACTTTCGTAAGTTAGACGATGAAGTCTATGCAACCGTAAACAAGTTGCTGCCTAACTCCGTGGGTATCGCCGCGAAAGTTCTTAGTCGCAAGATGAAATTCCAAGTTCTGCCTGCCGACGCCGATGATGTTTCGGTGAAAGGCGCAAACACTGGAGAATCAGTTCTTAACTCACGTTGTGATGTTGACTCGTGGGAAGTCAAACGCGAAGAAACATTTTGGGCAGCTTGGCAGGGTGGAACCGCTGTCGTAGCGCTCGACTGGGATGCGGAAGCTGGACAGATGCTTACGACCCCTGTTATGGGTCAGCAACTTGCAACTGGTGAAGCTTGTCTAACAGTTCTTGATATTACGGAAGTTTGCTGGACTCCTGGTGCTAAAGATGCAGAGCGCGCTTCATGGTGGATACGCGCTCAAGCATTGCCACCTGAGGAAGTTCAAGACTATTACGATCTGCCCAAACTTCCAAAAGCTGACATTAACTCTCAAGCTAGCCCGCTTGTCAAAGGTTTAAGTCAAAGAAATCTCGGAAGTCAAACACCGCAGCTCACTCTTGTTTTGACTTACTACGAACGTCCGTCTACTAAAAATCCTAAAGGTCGTATCGCTACTGTAGTGAACGATCAAGTTGTCGGTGGCGTTAAGGCTTGGTACTTCCCTTGGAAAGATCGCCTTAACATTAAAGTCTTTAAGCAGACAAAGGTGCTACGCAAAGCAACTGGAACCACAGTTCTCAGCGCCGCCGTACCTATCCAAGTTCTACTCAACGCTTCTGAATCAAGCATTCAGCGCCACTTAAAGAAGGCTGCGGTTGTTAAGACATACGTTCCAGAAGGTTCAGTAGACATTGAAGATTTAACGAACTCAGTAAATGAATATATTGAGTACGATGCAATTTATGGCAAGCCAGAACAACAACCAATTCAAGAACAAGCCGGTTGGTGGATTCAACGCCCCGATAAACTTTCTTTGCAGATTGACGACATTCTTGGCTATCACGGTGTGTCACGCGGACAAGCCCCTGGTTCTTTGCAATCAGGACTTGGTTTGTCGATGCTTCTTGAAGCTGACTCTAATCCTTTGGGGGCAATGGTTAAAGAACTTGCAATGGGATGGCAGACTCTTGGTTCAATGATTTTGAGACTGTATGCAGATAAGGTTACAGAACCTCGTAAAGCTTCTGTTCGTACTCCACACGGTATTCCTGAAATGAGAGACTGGACTGGAAAGGCATTAGCAAGTCAATTCGATGTTCAGATTCCTCTTGATTCAGTTATGCCTCGTGACCACGCGAGTATGCAAGCTTTCGCACAAACACTTCTACAAGCTGGATTTATTCAGGATGCTCAAGTGTTCTTGCGCATGATTGAAGTCGGCGATCCAGAAGATTTGATTCAACAAATTAACCCTGACGTTGCTAAAGCTGAGCGTGTTGTTAATTGGTTGTCACAAGGTATTGCGTGTCCTCCTGTGCCGTGGGACGTTCACGATATTCATATTAAGATTCTTCATACATTTATGAAGTCAGCTCGCTTTGATTACTTGCCTAATGATATTCAACAAATGTTTATTGACCAAGTACAGGCTCACGTAACAATGGCAACGGAAGAAGCCGGACAACAAGTGGCACGAGCAAATGCTTCACCAGTATTGGCTACACTACCAACGACCAGTGGCGCTGCTCCTCTGCCTCCTGGTGTTCCTGTCAATCCACAAGTTGATACAATAGCTCCTCCTATGGCGGCACCTCCAGTAGTTGCTCCAGGTTCTCCACCTCCGGTGGCTCCATAATGAAACCAAAATTAGGTTCCGGTCAAAGATTTAATGCTCTTAAAGCTGCGCTCGCACAAAAAGGCGCTAGTAATCCTGCTGCTCTTGCAGCTTATATTGGTAGAAAGAAATACGGAAAGTCAAAATTTCAAAGTCTCGCGGCAAAGGGTCGCAAGAAAAAATAAGCGAAAGGTGAGTCTTGATGGCTGACGAAGTAACAAATGAAAGTGCAGGCGAAGTAGCAAGCACAGACCCCGTAAGTACAGAAGTTGTTGAAGCTTCGTCTACCCCCGCTCCAGCGGCAGTAGACGGTGGAACTCCCGCCGAGCAAAAGATGTTTGACGAAAAATACGTCAATGGTTTGCGTGATGAAGCGGCTAAATACCGTACTGAGCGAAATAAGTACAAAGATACATTTGATAACTATGACGAGGATCAGCAAGAGCAATGGCTTGGCTTGATGCAAGCAGTTATTGATGATCCTACTAATGCTTACTCGACTTTGCAAGAAATTGCAGATGCGATTAAAGATCAACATGCAGACGTGTTTGACGACGCTAATCGTCCTTTAACGATGGCCGATATTAACGCTATGAAGGAAGCTGAACTTCAAGAAAAAGCGGTTGAACAGGTATTTAATCAAGTACGTTCTATCACTGACCCTATTACTGGTAAGACTCTTGATCCTAACGAGCCACGCGGCGTCTACGCCTTAGTGCTCGCAGATCGTAATGGTAATGATTTTGCAAAAGTACAAGAAATACTTGAAGCTGAAAAGCATGCTATTATTGACAATTACGTGCAAGGAAAGTTCAAAGATGCGCAAGGTACACCAAAAGCTCCGGCAGCTTCGGGTGGCGCACCTTCGACGGAAAGTGCTTCGGGATTTGGTGGCGATTTGAAGGCCGCTAGAGAAGCAGCTCTCGCTCACCTAGCACAGAAATTACCGCAATAAAAGAGGACTGGTTCCTCGCATAAGCCTCAGGTAGGCGACGGCAACAACGGTACAAACCAAAAACAAAATAAACCCCTAGAAAAGAAAAGGAAATAAAATGGCATTAACACGCGCAGATGCAAGCGAAATTATGAAAGAATTTTACTTGCCTACAGTACGTGAGCAGTTAAATAACGCTGTTGACTTTCTTACGTTGTTGGAAAAGACCGATGAAAACGTACAAGGTGAGGAAGTAGTTTTCTCAGCTCACGTTGGACGAAACCAGGGAACTGGTGCTCGTTCAGATGGTCGAGGCCTACCTACGGCAGGAAAGCAAAAGCACAAGAAAGCTCGTACCAAGTTGAAGCGACTTTATCAGTCGATAGAAATTGATGCGATGCTTTTCAAGCTCACAAACACCGAACGCGGTGCTTTCGTAAGTGCATTGGAAGATGAACTTAAAGGCGCTGTAACGGATATTAAAGTTGACACTAACCGTCAATGCTTTGGCACCTCAGATGGTGTAATTGTAGCTACGGCTGTAAGTACAGCCACAACGACCATTAACTTGGCCGCAGCTACTCCAAAGTCAGCGATTCGTCAGCTTCAAGTTGATATGGTTATCGACATTGGAACCGTAGCCACGCCTGATGCAGTAGCATCGGCTAGGACGATTCTTTCAGTAGACCGCACTTATGGTGCAGCCAAAATTGTTATTTCGGGTGCAAACGTAACTACGGCAACGACTGATCGTGTCTTTCGTACTGGCAACGGTGGCGACGGCGACGACCAAGCCGAAATCACTGGACTTCAAACTCTAGTTGACGACGATTCTGAATTGTTCGGAATTGACCCCGCCGACTACGATGTTTGGGCTTCAACTGTTTACACCTCTAGTGAGGCACCATCGGAAGATGTATTTGCTGTCATGCTAGACGATGTTTACATTGCCAGTGGTGAGGAAGTAGACGCTATTATGACTACTCCAGGCGTTTCTCGTAATTACGCTAATTCGCTTACTTCACAGAAGCAGTTCGTAAATGAGCAAAAGCTTACGGGTGGTTATTCAGGTTTGGCTATTCAGTCAGGCCGTGGCGTTGTTCCTTTGATGTGGGATCGTGATTGCCCTGACAAGCACGCATTTGGCATTGCCAAAAAGCACTTGATTGTCAACCACGCCTCAGATTGGAACTGGATGGAGGAAGATGGTGCCGTTTTGGCTCGTGTTCCTGGTGACGACTTCTATTCAGCGGAACTTTACCGCTACATGGAATTGACACTCGATCGCAGAAATGCGTTCGCTGTTCACCGTAACCTTACCGAAGCGTAAACTATAACTGAATAAATTGTCGGAGAGGGCTGCCTTCGGGCGGCCCTTTCTGTAGGAGGTATAATTAAGTTATGGGAATACATATACCGTGGATGCCAACGCCAGAAGCCTTTATATCAGTAGACAATGAAGTTGTACGAAAACTTCATAATGGGGATATGACTATTGGCTGGAGAGGCGACCCTAATATGGAAATCGCCTACAACAAGAAATTAGATATTTTGGAATTGTGGAGAAACGGTGAAGATGGGCAATGGAAGCTCCTAGCTCAAAGCAATCCAGGCGTGCGAGTCCTTGATACAAATTTTTTACTTTATGTCCGCGATCACGACCCTTATCGCGGATACGATGCGTTTGCTAGTATAGAAAAGGCAAATCAAAAGATTAGAGAAGAAAATGAAAAGAAGCAAGACGAGGCAATTAAAGAAACCGCTGAACGTGTTGCTTATGAACTTAGGAAGAAACTGTAATGACATTTGAAGAACTGATTGCCGCCGTTAGAGCGCAGATGGGTACGCCTACTACAGATGATTTCTACACAGATGCTATTCTTGGAACTTTCGTAAATAGCGCCGTACAATACGTTAGTCTATTAGCTGACTGGTACTGGCTGCTTACTTCTGAGGAAATTACAACTGAGTCTGGAACTGCCAATTATGACTATGCAGATGATTTATTGAAAAGTAAAAGCATTGTTGAAATCGGAAAGCCTCAGCTTGAATGGCGACACCAAGATTCGATTCTTAGCTCTCGACCTTCTGTGGGCGTTCCGCGTTATTTCTTTTTGGGGGCGGATATTCTTCTGTACCCTACACCAAATAGCGAAATTGTTTACACTCACAATTATTACAAGCAAGAGCCAGTTCTTGAGGCAGACGATGATGAGCCATTGTTGCCTGTTCCCTTTCAATCTCTTATTGTTCATTATGCTGCTAAGTTGGCGTGGGATCGCGGACAACGTGATAGTGATTCACAACGTGAATTACAAAATTTTACTTTGTATCTTAAACAAGTTCTCAAGCGAGCGAAACCTTCTAGTGGCCCATACACACCAAGATCGGTTTAACTATGGCAAGCGAAATCGTAACCTACGACAACTTCAAAGGAGGTGAGCGTGGAATCATCAATGATTGGGAAAACATACCTGGAACTTTTAGGGCTACAAATATGGTTGTGCTTCGTACTGGTGAACTATGTGTACGCAACGGCCTCCACAATGAAACTCCTGCCGGTATGGTCAATGGAAAGGTGTGGTTGTTCGGAGCGACTGTAAATCAAACTGCCGCCCGTATTGCTATTATTGACAATAAATTTTATTACTGGAATCCTGCTTCACCTACTCTAACTTTAGCAGGAGGCGCGTCTACTTTAAGTGTTACCCCTAGTGAACCAGTAGCTTATCTGGAAAGTGGTCGCTTTGTTTATTTCACTATTCGTGGTGATGGAACTTACAAGTTCGATCCGTCAGGGCATAGCGTCACAAAACTTACTTCTGCTCCTGGTGGTGGAAAAGCAATTACTGTTTACAATGATCTTCTCATTATTGGAAATACAAATGATAGTGAATCAAATAGAATCTTTTGGTCTGACGTTGGCGACTTTGCAACCTGGCCTGTTGATAACTTTCTTGATATTGGCCCGCTAACTGATCTTGGTGGTCTATATGTTCAGAATAATCACTTGACAGCTCTTACTAGAAATGCAATTTGGATTTTATATGGACAACCTGGTTACAATGATACGCTCCGTCAAATTGTTCGTATCAATGGAAACATTAGTCAGTACAACGGTGCGTCTTGTTATCTTGATGAAATTTATTTCACTGGTCTTGGTTCACAATGGCCGGAGAAGTTTAATGGTGTTCAGTCTGCCATTCTTCACAATTTAGAATTTAGTGCCAGTATTAACGGAAATCCCTCTGCTCCAGAAGTAGGAGTAATCCCGCTAAGGAATCGTGACGAGGGTGTTATCTTCCTAGACAAGGATGCCCACTGTGCGATTCTTCTAAATGATATTTGGACATATCACACGTTTGGTGTTACTCCAAAAACTTGGGGAAATAATGATGGCGGTATTGACAATGCTGCGCTTTTACATGATGGCGGCGCTACTGGTGCTCATGCTAAGTTCTTTGGTTGGGAGCCAACGGCACAACACCCAGGACTAGACACTAGCCGAGGTGATGATGGTGCTGACTATGTGAGTGGACAAGTTTACTTTCCTATGCGCGCACGCCGTGACGGTGCAGAATTCAAAGTTCGTACCGTATCTGTAAACTTTCGTAAATGGGATACTGGATCAACGGCCCACAACCACTTTGACGTTAAGATCAAGATGATGCGTGTTAAAGGTTCTCCTGTTACAACTGCTGCGATAAGTTGGGACGAAGATAATTCTGCGGCTAATAGTAGTGGAGTAGAAGATTTTGTAAAACTCAACATTCCTGAGAACGTAGAAGGTAATGCCTTCCAACTTCAACTGGAAAACATTCGTGGTGTTGCAATTCAAAGCATAATGGTTGAACTTGAAGGAATAGGAAGTGCTAAACACTAATGCGCGCACGTCCTCCTCAAATGGAACTTCCAAATAAAATAGCTGACATTTTTGCTGGCTCAGAAGAATATCTTGGGCCTAATGCTCAACATATAATTAAGAAGCTTGAAGAAAATCAACGCTTCATTGAAAATATGTGGGAACTGCCAAAAGAGTCTTTTACAATCGACGGTTTGCTTTCCGGCATATCTGTTACTGACTCACCACGCGGCAAGTTCCGTGTTGGTGGTCGCGCTGTAGAGTTTGAAGGAACTTTACGCGATGCCGGTAGTAGCGCCACACACCTTAAACTTTATATCGACGGAGATTTTGTCGGTACACTTATTTTTGGAATTGGAGTGACGGAAGCTTCACTTGAAATTGATTGGCCTATTTCTCGGAATAGCACCTTTTATGTAGTTCTTGATACAGCCGGTACGGACGCAACTGGTCTAGTTAGTTACGTTCATTTAATCCCTAACATGAGGCAAGGAGCATAACATGGCGGCAGGCCCAAGTTTTATTGATGGTTTCGATCACTACAATTCAGTAGCGATGCTCGAAAAGAAGTGGACTATTGTTACTGATAATGGTATTACATTTGGTTCAACTTTGAAAGGCGCTGCTGGCGGCTCCCTTAATCTTCCTAGTGGGGCAAGTGTTGAAAAAACTACAGATACTCCAGGTTCAAATACAAACACTAACCCACTTGGTTTTTATTGTAAACGTGATGCTGCTGTAGCACGTACTCTTTTTTCCGCATATTCAGGTTCTACCTTACAAGTTAAAGTTGTTTGGCGAGCTGATGGAGCATTTGATATTTATGATGCTACTGGTTCAGTAAACGTAACCACAAATAAGAAAGCAAATGCGCTTAATACGGTTTACCACTTTGAACTTGCCATGAATAATTCAACTACAACTTCGGCAGGAAACTTTTATATTGATGGTATCGCGGCTAACACAGCAACAATTACATTTTCTAATGTTATTGTAATGTCCAGATTTGTTCTTGGTGGCACTATTTCAGCGGCGGATTCGGCAGCATGTGGATTTTCATTTGACCATTTATTCACTAAAGTTATTTCCGGTGGACAAATTGGCCCTGCTGAAATTCTTACAGTTTTTCCTGATGGAGATGGCGCGACAAATAACTGGACTAGCTCAGCCGGTGGTTCTAAATATGCAGACGTTGACGAGAATCCACCTGATGAGGCAGATTATAACTTTGCCTCTACTAGTGGTATTTCACAATTTTGGAAGTTCCCAATTACATATCCAACGGGCTACTCTCCTAATGGCTATGCGCTAACAGTTCTTGGTGCTATTGCAACAAGTCAAACAATGTCAGCACGTCAATCAAATACTGATGGTGGTGCTGAAAACTCGGCAGATAACATTTCTGGAACTTTTGTTCTTGGCAGTCAGTTCTTGGAATTTTTGTTTAACAATAGTCCTACGATTGTTAGCGGCCACGCATTTCTCGGTATGAGGAGAGTTTCTTAATGGCTACTAACATTTCGCAAGCACTTCTTGAAATCCTTGCAAAAACTACACAAACAAAAATTGCCCAGGCCGTTGTTGAAATCTTGGCTAAAACAACTAGGACGCAAATTGCTCAGGCTGCTCTTGAAATTATTACAAAACGACCTAGTAGTGTTTCTCAAGCGGAACTTGAAATTTTGATAAAGCAAGGAACGAGAATTAGTCAGGCTGAACTTGAAATTATGTCTCTCCCACCTACGCGAGTAAATCAAGTTTGCTTGGAAATTCTTTGCAAACATCCGATCCACACAGACCTTTGGTTCGTTAATACCATCGGCACACACACTGAGGTATAATTAAGTTATGAGCCTAAATCCCTTTAACAGTCTTGACAACTGGCTAGCAGATCAAATCGTTGGAAAGC